CAATGTCACCAATGAGGTACGCTAAGCCAGCAATAGCACCGTCGTTCGCAGGACCACGACGGAACGGACAGCGAAGGCCGGAAATAGCGTTGTCGTTATACCAACCGTCGCAATAATAGGTGCTGGAGCTGCCGGAGGCGACAGTCGGGGCGGAGCATAGGTTCTGCATACTGAGCTCAGTGATATATTTCCAGCCACTGGGATCGTTCTTAGGAACCTTCGCAGCCTTTATCAGACCCTCGATCGAGTTGATGTTGAAAGCCGAGTAAAGGGACGGGGCGACATAATAATCTCCGCTACCGTCGGACAGCTTGTTTATCAAAGCGCCACGCTCGATCAGACCGATATGCCCGTAGAAGTTCTTCAAGCCTAGGAAGCAAGGGACGTGCGCTTGGTGGACGGTACTACCGTCCGAGCCCTTCACGGCGTAGTCGCTCACGCCGACCGAGTCCCCCAACTCGATCCCTACGCTCGTCGGAATAATCGGATAACCACCGTTATGGCTCGACCAAGGATCCCAAGACCACTCGGTAACACCTTTACCGGTACCGCCCTGATATAGGCCATTGGAGTCCTTTACCGGGTTCAACGCGGACTGACAATCACGGGTACCCATGATAAGGCGGTAGAGATAACCGACGACGCTGTTCGCGACGAACCAGCCGGATTCCCAGCCCTCACCCTTCTTGCGGGCGGCCGTGCCGAAAGCCGCGGCGTTCATGTTCGTGGCAACCATGCCTAGCTGCGTGTTGTGCTTCCCGTCCCTCGTCGCGTCGTTGTTCCCGCCACGATAACGGGGATCGTCGCTGACGACGGAGACCAACGTGCCGCTCGTACGGTCCATGACGCCGGCTCCCAAGGCCGACGTACCCCCGGCCGGGATATAATAGTTCAAATGACCCTCGATCGGGGTCGGGCTCACGGCCTCGTAATAATAGGTGGAGTCTACCCACCAAGAGTAGTAGTGGGCGTTCCAGCACCACAGGTAATCGCCCATCGTGCCGTCCAAGGCGGCGGGACTGCCGTCGGCGAAACGATGGTGGTTCGTCGGGTCAAGCTTACGCCGGCTACGGTCAACGGACACGAGGTAGCAGCCCAGACCGATCACGGAGGGAAGATCCCGCAGGAAATCGATATTACCGTAGGACTCGCCGACTGGCGTGCCCTGACCACGTTTCCAGCGACGGATAGCGACGTGCTTGTTCACGATCGATACCGCGTCGGCGAAAGGGATCCTCACTGACTCGCCCGTTTCCTTGGACACTCCCTCGATCAAATACTTGGAGGGCTGGTTCGTGTCGGCCAAGGGCAGCTGGTCGATTGTTTTGCCGTTATCGAAGGCCGTGATGATAGCGCGTACCTTCTCCTCCTCTGCTGTTGTTAATGACATGATTCTGTATATTAAAATGTTAGACAATTATACCTTTCGTATCCGGCTACCGGATAAAAATCTCATCACGCTACCGGCCTTGCGGATAACCGGGGCCGTGACCTCGATCTCTATCGTTTGGGCGAGCGAGGTATTCTGCGCCGGGATAACGTGGATCGTGGCCGTGCCGGTCTTACGCACGGTCAAGTTCCCATGTTGGTCCACATACAGGGCATCCCCGGAATAAAACGCTTGCTGAAAGATCACGTTCGGAAGGACATAGGCCGGAAATAAACTCACGGCTATCCTCTGGGCAACCGTATTCCCTAACGTTATCCTCTTGACATATTTCAGCTCCATACGGGTAGGGGCAAGAAGCGCTTGACTCATCAACGATTGCTCGGCCGCTTTCATGGAAGCGATCTGCGCATTGCCCTCGGAAATCATCGCCTCAGCCTCGACAGCGGCAGCCAAAGCCTCATCAGATGCTCGACCGGCCAAATCAGCCTGTTTCCCAGCCTCCAACGCTTTAGCGTTAGCCAAACCCGCAGCAGAGATAGCGTTCCTCGTGGCCTCGATAGCCTTATTCGCCTCCGCAAGGGCGGTCTTGGCCGCTTCCGTTGCCTGCGTACCACGGGCGATACATTTCCACCAAGCCGTATCGGTCAAGGGGTGGTTCTTGTTTCCGTCCTTGACACAGAGGTAGCAGCTATCATCCGTGACGACGAAATCGAAGGTGTTGTACGTACTCGCCGTGGCATAAACGCCCTTATCGACGAACGCCACCTTCCCCAATACTATCTGACTCATTATAATTCCTCCTTCCTTTTTTTGGTCATACGTTCAAATACAGCTCACCGGTCTCTTGGTTGAGCTTGACAAGGTTTGGTGACACCTCGTCCTCGTAGGACATCACCAGCGTCATGTCGGCGGGGTTGATCGTGAAGGTCGGGTACAAGACGCCTCCCTTAGCGAGGATGCCCGTATCGACATACCTGTCCCCATCCAGATCCCATTTCCACCAGTTGCCGTTATCGCCAACCTTCCACGGGTGGTCGGCCAGCTCTTGCGCACGGTCACCCTGTGTCTTGGCGAAGTTACCCTGCGTGTTGGCGTAAGAAGCTTTCTCATTCGCCAATTTCGCCGCATCATTTGCGTTTTTAGTTGCGATCTCGGTATCTTCCTTGATCTTCTCTAGCCCATCGTGGGCGGTATTAGCGTTAGCCGCAGCTTTATTGGCTAGATCAGCCGCGGTATTAGCCTTACCGGTTGCGGTATTGGCGTTCCCTGTCGCAGTGATGGCGTTCGCCGTGGCCGTATTAGCCTTTGACGTGGCCGCCTCGGCGTTCAGCTTAGCGGTGTTGGCGTTGGAGGCCGCCGTATTAGCCGCCTTGGTAGCGGCACGGGCGTTGGAGATCTCCGTGAGCATGTTCTCGTAAGCCGTCTGGATGGTTCCGAGGCTCACCTTCACGCTGGTTTGTATGCCGTCTATGATCTTACAACCGATCGTGTACAGACCGGTAAGGCTGTCAGCCAGCGTGAGTTCTGATATTTTCTTTTTCTTAATCGGCATATATGTTCAAGTCTATGTAATACTCCCCGTCCTCCGTGACCACCAGTTCCCCGGCCTCGGTAGCCAGCAGGTAATCGATACCATCCATCCGGAACACCGTGAACTCCAGCGTGAGGTTGAATGTCACCACCACACGCCCCCGGAGGCTCTCAAGCTTCCAGCCGGACGTCCTCTTGTAGTAGCAGGGGTATTCCTCCACGTTGTAATCCACGTACAGCGAACGCTCGCCCGGCTGGATCAAGGCATCCAACAGAGCGTCGTAACAACTCCAGAATGTCGTCATTGAGCCGGCGATGAGACAGCATTCAAGAGTGACCTCCTTGCTATTATACACCACCTTGCCGGCATCGTAGATCCTACCGTCAACGTCCAGTACCGTACGGGACAGGTTAGTCTTCACGGTCGGGGATCTCATGATCTCGTCCCGGCCCTCCGTCACCATCACGCCGTATCGATCCAAGGGTACGCCGTCCAGCTCGTACTCGGATGGAGGAACATACGCTCTACCCTCCGGGATCACCACGGACAAGGGTCTTACGGGCTGATCCTCGGCGAACCGTAACGTGAAGGCCTCCAACGTGTCCCAATCCTCATACGCCGGGCTCTGGATGAGTCGCAAGCTCCACTCCCTGCCCAGCGAGGGGATACGGAAGAGGTGATACCCGGACTTCGATAGGTGCTCGACGAGAGCACCGGCGGATCTTCCGTCCACGCTGCGGACGAACGTGATGTTGAGCTCCCGTGGTTTCAAGGTGGGCTTTTCCAAGTCCGGCTCTATGCCGTCCTCGTCCGGCCAGTCGTTCCTAGCCGGTTCCACCAGCTCGGGGAACGGGAGAAGGCCGTCGTAACCTCCCTCCGTGATCCATACGCCGAAATCGGTGTAGGCGTCCTTGCCGTCTATGTATAACTCACCCCTCATAAGATCACCACGGTATTATCCTTGTTTATCTCAACCTCTCCCCCGATATTCACCAGCAGGATCACGGCGTAATCGCTCGCCACAACCCTAGCCTTGCCGCCGTGCATGAGGATCACCTTGTGAACACGCTCGTTATCGTCTATCGTTATCACCGCATCCGTATCACCTATCACGGCAATATTGCCGGGATTGGTTACGTACACGTGGCCGGAGTCAACGTACACCCCGTAGGGCATCACGTGACCGGCCATGCCACGGAACATGTCTAACGACGGGAAATCATTCTCCGCACAAAACTCACGCCCCTGCGGGCTGAAGAACAGCCACACGAGGCTTCTCCAGTCCGTCACCCCGTTAGAACCACTGCATGCCCCGAGCGAGAGGGCCGATTTGATTATGTCGTTAACCGTCTCCATCATTATCTTGATCTCATTAATATACCCTTGTCGTTAATAGTCTTTATACCGGAGGCCGCCGACTTGGTATTCGCCTCTATCTTCTCGGATAGGGCCTCTATACGTCCGGAGATCTCCGCTACCTTGGCCGTGTTCTCCGACACCTTCCCGGACAGGTCCTTGATCGCCTCCACGTTCTTCCAGCCCCTTGTCTGGAGGTCGTAGATGAAGCGCATCTGGTCGGCTATACCCGTCACTTGCACCAACGTCCTATCTAAAAATATAAGTTGGGTCGACATCTTACCGTCTATAACATCCGCGGAGTCCTGGGAGATGGAACCAACACCTTTGGACGAGGCCGTACGCCCGTCGTCCTCCTCTACCGCATTACCGGTATTGAAATATTTGTCGGCCCAACCAAACTTACGGTCGAGGTCGTCGGCCAGCTCCTGCGCCTTCCGATCCAGATAATCCTGTTCCCAGTCGCTGATATAATCGTCGGACCAGAACTCGAGCAGCTTCTCCCGGATCTCTTTCATGGGATCGGATGCGGCGGCCTTGATCGACTCCGTGACCATGTTCCTTATCATCTTCCTCACGAGATCCTTGGCCGATCGCGCCTTGTCCTCCCCGGCGGCCCACGCGTCGGCGTAAGCGTTGGCGAAATCGTCGATCGCCGATTTTATGTCACTACCGAAAATGGCGTCCTTGCCGGCCTCCTTATTATCCGCTATGGTGTTATTGATCTCGTCTATCTGGTCCCGCCACTCCTTGATGCGGTCATTGTCGGTTTTCTTCTTGTCCTCCTCCTCCTTGATTTGGTTTTGGATAAGCACTTTTTGCTGTTCCAATAGCTTATTCTGCTGGTCGATAAGCTTGGAGGCATCCTTGGAATAGGCTTTCTCGATGGACCTGCCCAGCTTATCGTACGACTTGTCCAACGTGTCGATCTGATCCTGCAAACGCTGGATACGACTCTCGTTCTTCTTGTCATGGATCTTGGCGATAGAGGAGGCAAGGGATGTGACCACCCCGATAGCGGCACCGGCAGACGCACCGATCGGCCCGAACATCGCACCGGCTTTCGCCCCGTCCATGGCGGAATTGACCGCGTCCATGGCCACATTCAAGCCTTCGGCTATCTCACCGAACGCACCACCGAACGAATCCCCGAGTTTCGAGAAAGTATCAGAGAGGAATTGCCCGGACCGCATGATTTCGCCAAGCCCTTCCTCTATATCGTCAATTGCCTGTCGCAGCTTTTTCGTATCGTTACCAGCCTCAAATACGCCTTTCAGACCTTTGGCGACCTTCTCGTATGCCGGGCGCAACTTGTCCGCGGCTTCCTTGTTCTCCTTGAGCGCGTCCGAGATATCTTTTAGTTTATCGGGTGATTTACTCCACAGTTCAAACGTCTCTTTCGTGATACCGAAATCCTTGCCCTTGCTCTCATCCCAGACACCGCTTTTCAAGAACTCCAAGGCTTCACGCCCCTTCCGGTTGATGGCCTCCAACTCGGAGAGGGTCTTGTCTTTCATGTCACCGAACAACCAACTGATAGCGGAAGTCGTCTTGCTCGCCTCTATGTCGAGATCAGACAGTTCCCTTTTCATGGCCTCGGAAAGGGACTTACGCTCGCCTTCCGTCGTAGCCTTGGCTATCTTCTCGTTATAAAGAGCCGTGATAGCATCTCTCTTATCAAGATAAGAACCGTATTCTTTCAGATACTCGTTCATGGCACGTTTCTCTTCCTCCAGTTGTTCCTTATTCACATTAGAGGTCGATCGCTCCCGTTTGACGTATGAGTTCACCAAGGCTGTACGAATCTCCACGGTCTGTTCCTTAGTCAGTTTGCCGCCTTGAGCGTCTTTCCACTCTTTTTCCTTGGTAAGTATGGCGGCGATCTCATTGTCATAGTCTAGGTTTATCTGGGCGATCTTCTTTGCGGAGCCTTCTTTCATCAGATCGATCTCGGATTGCTGGTTCTGCCGGCGGAGGGATAGGAGTTCGTCTTGAAGCTTTTTTCGCTTTTCTAGTTCCTTTTTATCAATAGGTGTAGCTATTTTCGCCTTTTCCTCCTCTTGTTGGCTACTAGCTAACGCCTCCGCCTTCGTACGAGCCTTCAATCCTTGTACGACTATCTCAACCGCTTTATCATGCTCAATCTTCAACTGCTCGTTCCGTTTTCGTAAACGACGTAACTCAAATGCCTCCGAAAAGCTGGTATCAATCCAACTTTTCTTGTCTAGCTGGGAGATTCGATGGTTATTTTTTGCAATTTCATCCTCTATGGAGTTTACGGTAGCACGCTGTTGGGCCATGGTTCGCTCATCTATCGATTTAGAAAGCATCTTATTAGCCTCCGTCATATCCATCAACATGAACTTTTGCAAGGATAGATTTTTCAGTTCATCCGGATAGAGGGCTTGTAATTTCTCGTATGCCTCCACTTTCTGTAACATGGACTTGTTATCGTCGCGCAAAGCATTCAATAGTTCATCCGTTTGAGATCTCATGCCTTCTATCCAGTCCTTCATCTCTGCGACCCTCTTGTTATGGGAATCCAACGCCTTCTCTGATGCCGTCGCCTGTGTCGCGAGCTTGAAGATCGCATACCCAAGGGCCGTAACACCCGCCACGGCCAAGACATACGGATTCGCAAGGGCAGCTTTTCCGGCGGCCAACATTGCGACAGCCTGTTTTTTCAAAGCACCTGTAAGCAGCGCGGTTGCGGTCGTATGCTGAATCGTCGCCAGTCTGCTCAAAGCTGATGTCTTGATATAAGATCGTTGCGCCACTTGAACCAACAAAATAGCTGTTTTATAAGAAAGAAACGCTCCCGCCGCATTTTTCACCAATGCCTCAACCCTCGATATCGTCCCCTCGATATCATTGTTCTCAAAAGCCTCATTAAACGCCTTGGCGATATCTGACACCTCTTTCAATATCCTCTCTCCCATTGGGCGCAAATAAGCCTGTACATTATTCGCCAACAACGTGAGCTGATTATCGGCGGCGTCAGCCATCTTCTCAAACGCAGCCTCTGTCGCACCCAAGGAGCCCTGCAACTCTCCCAAATCATTTGCTGCCGCCTTTGCATTCTTTCCAGTCAAAGCCAGTGTAGCGGCCAGGCCTTCATCCGTGCCAAGCATTTCCTTCATCTTGGAAGCGGAACCACCAGCCTTCTCATAAATCAATTGTAATGCCTCTTGGAAAGTACGACCTTGGAAAGCGGCGTCTCCAAGTTCTCCGGCGGTTCCTTGGATAGCGGCACGGATCTGTGTCATAGCCTGCGCCGTCGGCGTTCCTTGCTTGGTCAATGAAGCGACAGCACCCAACACTTGGTCGATACTAATCCCATACGCAGCCGCAATAGGAGCAACTTGGGCTATGGAGGCTCCCAATTCGCCAAATGTAGTCTTACCCAACCGGACGGTTGTAAAAAGCTGGTCCGAGACCGTACCGGCTTCCTCCGCAGACATCTTATAAGCATTCAGGATCGTTGTAATAGCATCAGCTGCCGTCTCGGTTTCCGTAAGCCCTCCCACGGCAGCTTTAGCCGAAACTTCTAGGATCTTCATGCCATCCGCCCCGTCATGTCCGGCGGAAACAATGCTATATAACGCCTTGGCGGCCTCCGGAGCCTTGATCGGTATCTCTTGGGTTATGGACATGACCTGATTCATGAAACCGGTCATATCATCCGTTACTTGAGTGGAAATGGTCGCCACTTCCAGCATGTTCTTGCGAAATTCCTTCTCAAACTCATACGAGCTCTTGGCCGCTTGCGCAAACGCCGTCGCCGCACTGATACCGATACCGCCAAATATATCAAAAGAGGTGATATCGCTTGCCAGAGTCTTGATAATTCCCATAGCCTCGCGTTTTCCTTCGTACAAGCCGGAGTTGTCGATCCCGGTAGCCATGTACAGACTGCCCTCTCTATTTCTGATTCCCATAATGCGTTTATGGTAAAATATAGGATAGCCTTTCATGTGAGACTGTCAACCGTTAAAAATTCACTTATAAGTTATCTTTTTCGACATTTTCTTTTGCCTTGTCGCTTTTTCTTCGTTCTTTTGTAAAAAGAAAAAAATTCATCGTGGAACTTGAGATTGTCAAAATAAAGCAACTGTCAGGAAAGAAGACTCAAATATATTCTGTCATTCTCAATCAAGAGGATCAGAGCGTTTTTGAACAATTTCTTCAGAACAACTATTCTGAATACCCAACCGAAATAGAAGATATCGTATCTAAATTGAAAATTATGGCTACAAAAACTGGGGCAGCCGAACATTTTTTCAAGCTAAACGAAGGGAAACCCGGTGATGGTGTCTGCGCCCTATTTGATAGTCCTGATAAAAAATTAAGAATCTATTGTATTCGATTTGCTAACGTTGCTATCATTGTTGGAGGTGGAGGATATAAGCCCAAAAACATTAGAGCTTATCAAGAAAGTCCCGCCTTAAAAAAAGAAGCTGAAATGGTGATTCAAATATCCAAAATCATATCAAAAGCTATTAAAAACAAAGATATACATCTCAACGATAATGGATTTTTCTTAGGTAATTTAAAATTGAAGGAGGAATAAATATGAATAACACATCTATTTTAGACACTGTACTTAGCAATATAGATAAGAAAAGAGCCAAGAACATGGAAAGACGTATGATGCTTGCTGTAAAAATTGCAGAAGGTATCAAAAGGAAAGGTCTATCCCAAAAGGAATTTGCCGAGAAAATGTGTAAACGTCCCTCTGAGATATCCAAATGGTTAAGAGGAGACCACAACTTTACAACCAGCACTCTTTTTGATATTGAAGATGTTTTGAATATCCATCTTATAGATATCAACGAATATTCTCATGCAGCTTGTCCGGCCTCGATATAATAAAAAAATGAATGGAACACCCCCTGTGGGAGTAACAATGATTAATGCACGCGGTATCCTCCTTTTCGTAGGAGGGAAGGAATATTATCTATCGTATGACAGATACCCTTGGTTCAGAAATGCAAAAGTATCGGATGTATTGGACGTGACCATGCCGGACGAGGATTCGTTGCGTTGGGACGCAATTGATGTGGATCTTGAGATTGACAGCATAATCCATCCGGAGCGTTACCCAATTACTTTTCGCTAGAAGACACCGCTCTGGTTATCGAGCAGACACTCTGAAGATCTTGACACATTTACAGAGAACAAAAACCGACCAGCCTCACGGTTCGTCGGTTTTTTTACAACCAAAATCACTATGACAAACGTTCTCTACGCAAAGTAATATATATCATACCGGGCTCATTCTTCGAACCCTTTTCTTTTTTCCCGTATCGAAATCGATTACCTCGACCCACTCGCCATGATTATCCCCGGATTCATCATCGTCCATGAGCAGTGATTTGTTCCGGTCGTTCACCAAGTAACCATGTTCCCGTAGCATGGACATGACAAGCGCCAGATCGCTGTCCAATGTCCGCTCATGCGTATACCCGAACGCCTCGTTACATAGTACAAGGAACATGAAGCTACTTTGCGTCACCGGCTCCGACCTACCCAAGTCTCGTTGTTTTCTTGAAGGGCTATTATCTCCTCTTCGCTTAACGGGCTCACAGCTTCCAAAGCTATGATAGTACGAGAAAAAGGGTTACAACCCAGACGAAAGAGAATAGCGTTCAAAAGGATATACAGGTCTTCCCATGTACAATTATCCTTCAGTACCTCCCGGAACCAAGCGGGCATGTCCCCTTTCTTGTTATGGATACCCAAACATACGATCTCAAAGATCAACTCGTCATATTTCGCCATCAACTCCGACAGTACACTATCAAACGTAACATCCTTATGAGCCACGATAGCATCCTTGTCCGCCTTGTCAATCCGCAAGAGTAACGGCCGTATCCTAAACCCGGTCCTTACCGTGATCGGGGTGATAACGATACTATCACCAACGTTCTTACCCGCCGGGATCGTCTCCGGCTTGAACTCGAAAGGAATCACGACTGACCGACTTGTCACCACGTCGCTCTCAATCTGTAGTGCTCGCTTTACGCTCATGATTTTCCTCTAAAATATAAGAGCCCCGGCAAAAACCGAGGCTCTAGACAACCTAAACAAAAAACATCATTCCGTGTCTTCCGATACGGCCTTCACCGCCCTGCTATACGGGGACGCTTGTTTGCCAGCCGCAGATACCGGTGTCATGATCGTGGCCTTTACCAATAAGAGATCGCAATTCTCCTTATCCGGGGCTTGGCTGATCTTCCCGAACACAGAGCACTTGACAAAGACATATTCCGTGAACTTACCTTGGTACGGTAGGCTCTGTAGCCTGATCGTCTTCAATATCGAGGGCGTAGACAAGGGAGCCTCCCATTTATCACCGGAAACGGTTCCCCCGCAAAACATTTTCATCTCGTCGCTCGTGGGAGAAGGGATAGTGAACTCTATACTGGAAGGATCTCCTTTCCGACTCACCACCGCCCAAGGATCCTCATGTCCCATGGACGTAAAACTAAGCTCCTTGGCGTCCGAGAAATTGAACGTCACCGTATCCACGTCAACGCATTGGGTGAACTCGGTACCGGCTACGCCATCCCCGGGTTCCGCAACTCCTAAATACGCCACATCCAGCGCTAAACTTCTTTCCATATCACTAATCTAATTCTGTTATAACCTCTAATCTAATATTCGTACAATCGAAGCCATCCTTGGCCTCGCCCATAGGCTCAGACCAGACGATCCGAGATTTCCAATACATCCCCAACGGCGGCTTGATATCCCGCAACACGAACCTCACGCCTCGTACGGTCTCTATCATCAACTGTCGATCCGATACGCCTTTCGAGGGTCTCTTGACGAAGATATTGATATTTATCGATCCCTTGTTGACATAATCTTTCCCATTCAAGGCCAGAGAGCGGATCGTGATATGATTTCTTTTCTCGCCATCGCCGGATTGATCCTTATACAGGATAAAGCCCGTACTCGCCGGCTCAACCGCATTATATACGATATCCACTATATCAAACTGATCTGCCATGTTCAATATCCTTTCTCAGCGAGTTTATCAAATAACGTTCGACTCTGTTTCTTGATCCAATCCTCGGCATGTTCCGTGGCGACAGAGATAACATCCAGATTTTCGATTGCTTCCACATACTTGGCATAAGGCATAGCGGCTACACCTATCAATACCCAGCCATTCTTATAAAGGGGTAATAATTCTGATACGAGCCTTTTAGCCTCTCTCAATCCCGTATGTTTATCGGTACCTTTCTCATCTGACAACTCGTAGTTCTCGGTCAATATATCGCCATCCTTAACGATCACATAGCCGATTGAGCTACGGAGGTTACCGGTATGATCCTGATAGTTCCCTTTTTTTCGAGCGATCTTCACGAACTCTTCCCCGGCACGTTGCAATAACTTGTATATCCGCTCTTCCGCCCGATCCACATAGTAATCGAACCAACGCCCTACTTCCCTATCACTCCACATTGGAGTCAAACCACCTTTCCTTGCCATAAACTACACATAGATTACAGAGTGAGTCTGAAACGGTTCCCAGCTAATGATATCCACATCAAGAGCGATACTGTCAATCCGGACATGCTTCGCGTTTTCCACAGGACGGGCTTTGGTCGAGAACTCACCATGCACGATGAACTCTCTTCCATCGACGTTCCGCTTCAACTGCTGTCCACTATTGGACGGGTAGTATTGCCCAGTGACCTCTATTTCCGTCGGTTTACCGGCAACCCATTCCCCCTTGACCAATTGACAGGATTGAATCGTCACTATCGCTGTATGTGAATATCGCTTTACCATCTGTTTCTCGCCCTTCCTTTGGGTACCTCGATCTTATTGCCTATCAATTCCGCTTTCTCCGGTTCTCCTCCCTCCCGGTATAGTCGTTTCGCCGTAGCGTCATACCATGCACGGGGATACGTGATAGAGAGCTTGTTTTCCGTGAAGTCCGGCAGACCGCCGACCATGGAATAAAGGTCGGCGGCCACCAGCTTTTGTTTTTGGATATCGATCGTCTTACTATCTTCTGTACCTTCAAAACCGCGTCCCGGCAAAACGACGTTATCCAAAAAATCTTCACAGTCAGCCAGACCGGGATAAGCGAGTATCGTATCTCGAATCGTCTTAGCCATAATTGTTATTCTCCGTTTTCAGTATCCTGAATCGTTTGATCCTCCGGTTCGACGGTTTCACCCAAGAATGTCGCCGGGATATCATCCGTACCCTCGGTATCCTCAGAAGCGTTCCAATCCTTCCCATCCACTTTCATGATGAACATGGCATCCGGATCATTCACGACAGGAATAGCGTTCGCTTCCGCTTTCGTCCATTCCTTGAACGGTTCCAGCTCAGACCATTTGGTTACCAAGATCCAATCCTGCTTAACCATGAGAGCGATTTTCTGCAAGGTAGCGGAAGACTCGGCGGCGATCGGCCCATGCTGAATGTCACCCACCTTCAAATCCTCCAAGAAGCATACACGCTTACGCTCCCAAGGATTGATCGTCTTACGACGATGGGCACTATCCTCGATACGGACAGCCGGGTTCACGGTAATGATCTTCACCGGGATCTCCTGCTCGGCCAGATACTCGTTGATGAGATTCTTTGTCACCAATATCTTGGAGGACGAATTAACCCATGCCTTTAACGTGTCGAACGTGGATTTCTGTTTCTTTAGCAAAGAGAAATCAGCCACATGCATTACAACGTAACGGATCGTTACCCCTTCGGCAGAAGCGGCCACAACCGTATCCTCAATATCCTGCAATCCATTGGCCGTTGTAGCGTTACTCCAGTCCGTAGTAGATTTACGCTGGTTCTTCTTCGGCATACCGCAACCGACAAACTCAGCCGTAACGACACCGCCATTGTTCTTTGCCGACAAATGGAAACCCGCACGGCTCATGAGCTGCATACACCACCATTCGAAACGGGCACGAACGGAGTTATACACGAAATCCTGATCCTTGAAACCCAGATTCAACAATGCCAACTGGTCCGCGTCACCTTGCGCGTCACGTTCCAATTGCTTATACTCGTTGTAATCGCTCTCGTTCATGCCACGCTTGACGGCTGTCTTCGGGATATCGCCGGACAGCTTGCTGATCACCTCACGGGTCTTCTGCGGTGCGGAAGCGTCGAAAGAGATCACGTCTGCCATTACCGGAGCGCCTTTCTCACCGGTCAGAGTCTCCCACTTCAACGAGGTCTTTCTTTTCACCCCGAAGAAGTTCGGGAAGACAACCGGTTTCACATGACGGGTATTCAAACGGGCCGCCATGTTCTTTTTATTCACTTGCTTAATTAAACTTCTTTCCATATATCTGATTTTAATGGATTACACAAAACGGATAAACGACATTAATGCCTTCAAGTCCTTATCTACCGGGAACGGCATACAGGATTCGTTTACCGTACCTCTTACCAATAACCCGGACTGCTGGTTGGCTACAGTCAAGTCGACTTTATTCATCGTGACAACCAATTCGCCATCATAAGGCAACTTGGCGGCTTTCGCTGCCTGTTTGTCTTTAGCCTGAACCAATACCTGACCTTTTGCGGCAGCACCGATAGTCGCTTCCAACGTGATCGTATCAAACTCCGCATGACTCTTATCAATAGCCGTGATCTTATCGGACGCACCTGTCAAAGCTCCACCAATCGTCACGAAGTCACCCACACCAAACAGATGATTCTTGGACACCTTATAAGTAGTTTCATTGCCAGCATCGGAAGCCATCGCCGTCTTCAATACATGATACAGCCCCGTTTCCGGATCTTTCACCACGATCACGATCGGAGGAAGCTCGTCCAACGACTTGCCATTGAACAAAGCGTTCCGCAAATCCCGGCGGTCAATCGTCCCACCGCCGATCACATCCTCAATAATCTTTTCAATTCCGGGAGGATACTGGAATTCTCTTTCTCTTTTTCTGTACATAACGTTACACTTTTCTTGGATTATTCAATACCCAGGTTCACCACACCGGGATTATTTGCGCTCTTGTCGGCATCCTGATCCATCAGCTTCGCCCAATCCGCCTCGGAACGCTCCGGAAGATTCACGGAACCGGGAGCGTAATCACCACGGGCCACGGCATCATCGATCGCCTTTTGCTGGATTCCGGTAAACTCTTCGGAAAGCTCCTTGATTTGATCCTCGATAGAGGTTTCCGAAGCCAAGTCCACACGTCCCAGCCAGTTATCCGGAAGACCAGCATCTTTCAACTGCTTACGGACTGTTTCTTTCTTAGCCTCGTTTGCCGAGTTGGTAATGGAATCGCCCACCTTCTTAGCCATATCATCGACGCTCTTCCTCATACTTTCCAGATAAGCTTTCAGTTCCGGGCTAAGATCCTTCAACAGCTCTTCTTCCGTTTTCTTGTTCTTATCCGGATCTTCTACCGGTTTACCATCCTTCAACCCATGCTTGGCTTCATAAGCGGCGACAGCGGCCGTTTCAGCCGTAGTCTTAGCTTCATTCTCCGCTTCTTGGATTGCCGGAAGAATATTATCCTTGAACAGGTCCACGAAAGCCTCCATCCCCTCGGCTTTCTCAATCTTGAACGTCTTTTGAATACGTTCCGCATACTTCTCCGGCACGCCTTTTGTCTTACATGCCGCCTTGATTAAATCTAAAATTGTCATAAGAGTTTTCTGTTTAAAATATAAGGGAGAGAAAGAAAATTCCGGGTATAAAAAAAGCCCACCGGACAACCGGCAGGCTTCATTTCAATTATTCCTATAAGAATCTATCTTGTCAAATCATGTGATTGGATCTAAGCCATTGTTTGCCAGAAGGCGTAAGGCAATAGATCAAAAATGCGGCACAAGGTATGCCTATCACGGCGAATCCAATTATAGCTCCCATTACTTATCCTCCTTTTTCTTATTCGTTAATACCAATCCTGCTATTAAGGCTAAAATAGAAGACGTAAAGCCTAGGCCATAAATCAGCCACTTATTATCTTCCATATCCTTGAATAAAGACGCTACCACTACACCTGTAAAGATATATTTCGAGACATCAATCAAATAGTTTCCTAATTTCTCTTTCCACATAACGCAAAAATAGCACAACAAGATGAAAAAGCAAAGGTATTTCTATTTTTTCTTGTGGGATTCAGAATTAGTGCTCATCTTTGTGGTGCGTTACATACATCGAGGTAGATATGCTACCAAATTTAATTACTACGGATATTTTATATTCGTAGGTTTAGCATATATAACGGTTTCATACCCCCGTGTGAAGGTTTAATGACCCCACTGCCTCGATGGTGTAACGCAACGGGAAAGGTGAAACCGTTTTTATTTTCTATCAAAACAAACATTCTAAAAAAGATATGCGTAATCCATCGAAGAATTGTTTGTCGGGAAATAATAGTACCCAACAACCAACGGCCCAACCCTCCGAAATGGGTAAATACTCCACTCCAGAACTACAAGCCGCATTCAATACTGGTCGAGAAATTGGAAGAACCGAAGGAATGCTATACTACATCAAGCACGCTTCCGAAAATATGCAAAAGGAAGCTGAGAAGCTAAGTGCAAAATTACAAATGCAAAGAGCGAAAGTATAGAAGGTGTCATCAACTGCCACAGGAAAAAGTTTTTCTGATTTATATATTATCTCAGAAAGACGTTACGTGGCAGTTACGTCAGTAGGAAATTTAGAGGGCATCGGGTGTATTCTGTAAACTGCCACTTTACTACAGAATCCCCGTTGCCCTCATTTTCTTTAATGAAGCAACCATTCAGCGAACTCCTCATGCTCCATCATAATCGGCGTAGCTATACAAATACAAAACGGGTGCCATCCTGTAAACTTGAAATCCTTCGGATATTGGCCAGCCTTGGCGTCACACACGGGACACGGACCGTGATTCGTCGGCGAACGTTCCACTTCTATACCGGTCACGAAGTCCATATTCTGCCAACGTTCATAATCGGCAGTTCGAAAAGCCTCGTTTGTTTTCGTTGCTGCTAGTCGAAGGGCGTTTTTATAAGATGAACGATAAATACCCTGCCCCGGATGATAATCTTTCATCGGCTGGGATGGGACCAATTTGCCATTCGCGTCCCTTACACGGCGGAAACGACGGTTGGGTTCGTTTAGTAATTGCCGTATATCTTGGCTGATCAACGCAGCCGGACGGCCGGAAGACAAACCCGAAGAAAGATAATACTCCAGATTATCCATAGCTCCGTCCGTTATATCCCAGACACGGGAGGATATGGTTTTACCAAATTCATCCTTACGTTTCAACAGGGTATTCAGCGCATCTGCACTTCTGGAAAACATCTTATCCTTCAACGTACTGGATATGGCCATATCCTTGATATAACCTGTTACCAGTTCATCCGCTTTCCTATTGCCTAAATTCCATACATCGGTAACTGTATTGGATATATTGCTTACGAGCTGCGTATGCAGGTCATCCAACAGACGTTCGATTTGCTTCTCTATGGTAGCGTTGCCTATCCATACACGGTCACCGCCATGATCCGACCATTTAGCCAGAAGAGGTCCTACCCTACGGACAAACTCGTCAAACGAATACTTTATGCTACCTTGTTGCCGGAACAGACATTGCAGGAATTGTCGCTCATGAAATGATAGTTCTTTCATTCTCCATATCCCATTGTTAAGCCGATCATATTATTGCGTTGCGCTGCTGTATCTTCCTCTTCCTCCATCAGCTTCATTTCTTCGTCCAAGTCTTCTGTTAGCGGAGAATGAGCCGTAACCGTGCGCTGAGCGTTAATCGGTTTGCCTCCATTGGCAACAGAGAGTGTTTGCAAGGTTTCAGCCAAATCTTCCGGCAAAATGGAACCAAATTCCACATCGATCAGGTTGTTCACCAATTGAGGACGGTACTTGATGTTGGTAATATTGCATATCCCAGCCAACACGACCGACACGCAACGCTGAACCACCGGACCGAATGTTTCCATGTTCTCACTCGCCTTGATAGTTGCATCCATCAGCATGAATTTACGAGCGACACCGGACAGGTTGCCAATGCCTTTCAAGTTATCAAAAGAAAGATCCGGCGTAGATGTACCAGCAAATTGTTCGTTTTTCGTTTCTTCCAATTCTTTATCTACAGATGGCTGGGAGCCAGTCCATGTCAAATAATCGGCATCGCCATGATATTCCTTGCCGGATACTTCATCGACCTTAATGGGGAAATTAAGGTCTTTCCCGGTTGTTTCCTTAGAAGGTAAATCGGAATCGCCATACGTTTTCAAGATTGGTTCCGCAAAGTAGTCGTTAGTGTCGGCCATACGGGATAAACGCATTTCCCGCGCATCCATGATACCGGCAACCTCGTCCCATTCCGGTTGGAAAACATCTGCATACACGACCGGAATCTTTCCGAATAGATTGGGAACCTCTTTTATTACCCAGCCACCCATCTCATCGGTAGCTATTATAATCTTATCGGCTGTCCAGATAGTACAACTATTCCGGAGCATGCCGTTAGAATTTATCTGGTAACGATGAATAAAAGCATCCAAATCGTCGTTATCATCAAAATGAGGATAAAACTCAGAAAAGGTATTTGCATTACGAGGAACAGAAAGCGTCTTAACCTTCAATTCCGTAATCAATTTGCCGTCTAATCCTTTGGAAGTATACGGATAGAATACAAGAGCAGCCTTACTTTCAGAAAGCACCTTACGGGCGAACGACTTCAAGACGGATTGCATTTTCAATCGGCGTTCCCATACACGTTTGAACTCTTGGAAACCATCGTTCTGATCTGTTCCCGTAATCGTCATTTGCCCGCCAAACAAGAAGGCGACAGAGGTACGCACCTCCTTTTTCGGGAAGTTGGTAACGATACGTGCCACATCGACAATCTTGTCTTCCAACCGTAACGGTTCCCCATTCTTATCCTTCAATGTCTCCGAATAGACTGCCAGCCGTTTCGGTTCACGCCAGCCGACAGAGGTTTTACGCCGACGGCGCTCACCGTGATATTCTCTGTAATATTCCCTTGGTTCCCGGTATTCTATCGTATCGACACATAGCGTACTAACTACCTGCCCAAAATCTTCATTTGCAAGGATGTCGTTTATACTTGGCATATACTTTTTTAATAAAATATATGCCAAATAATTATTTACTTAATATAGTGGGCAACTTTCTATTTTTAGAGTATCAATATTCATTCTCATCTCTTTTATCTCACAATAAGGATGAACTTCTTTTAAATTTCTCACAAAATCTTCTTTATTAAAGTCTTTGTTTTTTTCAATTCGACAACCTAAATAAATTTCTTTTATAGCATCAAAACAATATATATCTCGTTTAGGGGGATTAAATGCAATCATCCTATATTCATGTTCATACTCCCAAGCTCTTGATTTCGTAGTCAACATTTTCACTATATACTCATCATAATGAGACCCATTGTTAGAAAATTCAACTTCTGGTCTTTTATCCTGAAGACAAACAGGTAGTATTTTATACCCCGATATTTCCTCTAACTTTTTAGCATCAAATCCAATACATACCCCTTTATGAGAATCAGCATAATGAGCCCACAATAAATCATTATTACAATCAGAAGATGCACAAAAGACACCGTATTTTTTTAAATCCTCTTTTATCTTGGGAGTAAAAAATTCCCGAATATAAGATGTTACAGACTCACTTTGCCAATCAATATCATTAAAATCTGGCATATCTTTTAAGCATGGATACAAATTCAGTACTTTTTCTTTAGTGATACCCTTATATTGCGGAACAATTTGTCCTTCAAATGGATCATTCAAGCTTTCAAAAGCTGATAGATAAATTTGACCATCAAATAATAGTCTTTTAGTAAATTCATTCAACGAACTATTTTTTCCATACAAAACTCTGTATTTATATAATATATCTCCACTCATGTCTCTTTTATTATTTTCACAAAAATAGTATTTATCTAGCTCTTGCAACCTGTCTAGTCCTATTATTTTGACACAACCCGATAAACTCTACATTCTCCGCAAGTATCGTCATACCGTCAGGTGCATCGTCATGCTTGTTGCCTCCCTCTTTCTTATAGCTGGTCAATGCTTTCATAAACCGGTCGTAATCCGAACCTTTCTTATACTCGCCTTCTGCCAAGAAATAACAATGCTTCTTGATCCAACCAGACTTCAACAAGATACGTGTATCCTTATTGGCTGTTGTCGGTTTCGCCTGAATGATACATTTTTCATTCTTTGCCTTTACTGCCTTACGGACATTGAGGGCGAACAAACGACCACCGTTGTTACTCTCGATACGCATATTGTCGCAACGGGTATCAAGGATCAAGGAAACCAGCTTCGGTTCGGTAATCTCTACATTATCCTTCGTAAACAAAACATCGGTAATGAAATACTTCGTACCGAATACCTTGGCAATCGGCGCACAGAAATCATCGTCTCCCTCATCGGCCACATCGGTAGCTCCAATAACACCGTCCGGTTGCTTGCCCTCAATATCAGCCAATTTAAATCGGTTAAGCTCCGATTTCGGGAACAACAACCCGATTGCCTCGATTGGATCTTGCATATACTCGGCACACCAAATGGAATCATCCGTTTCCTCACGCAATTCGTGATAATACTCTGTCGTATGTACCTCCTCACAAAAAGAACAGTCGTTCTCATCCAAGGCGGCGACACGAATGATCTCGTCATACTTTCCCATCTCCTCCATACGGCCGAGCACGTCAGTGGCAGACCAGCGGGTACCGATATCGATCGAACAACAGTTCCCCTCTATACGGGAATCGTGCGTTCCCTGCTTCCACGACCAGACCTTTTCATTGTTGGTATCAGACAGCGCATCTTCCAAACTCTTATACAAGTCGTCCGTCATGGCGAGCATGGACGCACCGAAACCGATTACCGTACCGCCTACACCAGCCCCGAAGTAACTTACCTGCCGGGCAGCTTCCAAGCTCCAGCCATGCACGTTCTGTTTATCACCACGCAATTGTATATCTGGGAAGATTTCCTTAAACCGGGAAGAACGGACGATGTCGCGCGTGTCGTAAGACAGCTTGTTATACAGCGTATCGGAACAGCAGTTGCGCATGACCGACTCTTCCGGGAAGTGACCGAGCATCCAAGCGATGAACAACGAGGATATATAGGACTTACCGGCACGTGGCGGCATGGAAACGGCCAACCTGCGAATAACACCATCTTGATAAGAATCATACACACGAGTAAAAGCGTCCGCCACATGTTTCAAAAATAAGCGTCTGGAAAAGAATTTCGGGTCATAATATAAACAATATGACCAAAAATCATTTTTCGCTTTCCGGCGTCTCAGCACATCCGCCGCCTCTGCCATCAACAACAATATCTCTCTTCTGTTTTTCTCCATAGATAAAATCCTCTAATTGCTCATCGGTCATCCCCTCAAACTTACTTACGGGAGTAAGCCCACTAATGTTAGAATCCTGCCTGTTTTTCCAACGATCTGGATTACCATTTGTCAAGGTGAAAATAATAGCAGCGGTATCCGGCTGGATATGCTTCTTGACTATAGTTTTCTCTTTGATCTTAGGTTTCTGTTTCTCTTTTCCATTCTCATCAACCACAGGTTTACCACTATCGACATACGTGATCTTCGACTCTTCCACCTCATAACCTTGAATCTTCTTTAATAAAGACTTCTGGGCCTCGGCAACAAAGAATTGCATCCGTGCGTCTTCCGCTTTTTTTATAGAGTCGGAAAAGTCGGATTTTGTTTTCATCCAAGTATAGTAAGTATCCTTGTTTATACCGACCAAATCACAAATCTCGGCAATAGTATAGCTATCCTCCCGAATAAGAGAACAAATTCGATCCACCAATTTTTGACTATACTTTGCCATTAAATACTACTCTCCTTTTTCTTCCTTACTAAATTTAAACATAGAATCCGCCATATCAAGGCAATTCTCCAATTCATTCACGATAGCTTTCAACTCAATATATTTGCGCTTATCCACCGATGAAGAAACACCTTCACTATTTATCTGTCTCTCCAATTCCATAAACTGCTTGCGTTTACGTTCTAATCTCTTCGCTAAAACCTCACGATAAATCATACATAATTTTATTTTCATGGCGAATATCCTTTTCTCTAGTTATTCGCCAAATTTATCAATCTTCCTTAAACAAATCATCATTCGAGAAATCAAGTTCGGGAAAATTTTCCTTAATCTTACTCAGATCCCCTTTATAGAATACAAGCACATTTTGATGCTGCTTACCAATCTTTCGGCTATTACTAAACTGCTTTCCGGCTCTCATAGCCAGACTACCTATGTTGTTAACCAGTATCATCTCATTGTAATAATGCAAGCCTGCTTCCTGGAACGCAGCGATCGTATCAGGAACAAAACTCCGATACACACCACTCTTATCGCGAACCTCTCCTACTACAAACACGGCGAATCGATTAGGCTTCAACAGTGAACAACTCTTCCAGATGATTTCTTTATACGCTTGCAGGAACTCAGGATAATCCATCGTCGATAGGTCTGCCGGATCGTCACTATACACTTCTAGGTCCGCATACGGAGGACAACTAAAAACCAAGTCTGCCTCATAACCTTCTGCCAGGGCATCTATCTCTACACTATCTCCACAAAGCCACAGAGGAGCAAATTTATGACCGCCTTTCCCGCCGAACTCCTCCCCTAATACTTCAACTGCGTTTTTACAGTTGGCTTCGACCTGTTCCGGCCTTAGATCAACACCAAAATAAGTCATATCCAACATAGATGCAACAATACCACGAACGGAGCCACCAGCAAATGGGTCCAGGATACAACCATTGGGAATATTAAACCACCGGTAGGCCAGCTCGCACAGTACCGGGTCAAAGATCGAGGTTCCATCCATAAACGGGATACCATGATCCCGGCAATACTTCTGCAATTCGTTCCACGACGGATCGGCACCTGTTTTTTCACGAATTACGTTACGGGCTTCGTATACTCGGGGTGGTTGCGCTGATCGGCTAAATGTAATCTCCTTCTCCCGGCCATCATCACTCTTTATACCAAGATCAAGCCAGGCACGTTTCCGATCTTGCCAGTTTCCAAGCTTAGAGTCAAGTACTGAGAAAGGAGGAATAATGAAACGTTCTTTCAGGCTGCCGACACGTCCCTTATCTGGCTTTACATCGTTTACTGAAACATCATCAATATTCAAATCATCAATGTTGAACTCCCAAGCATCCAACTCGTCGGCACCGAAATCTTCAACGATCGCGTCAAAGTCAAATACAGACGTATCAGAGGTATAATTGTCAGCTAGAGCAAGCGCCTTACGCCGAGAATCCTCAGTTGAGAGATCTGTACGCTTGATAGCAATCAATTCCGTACCATCAGACTCCACAATTCGAACCGGTAAGCCTAATTCCAGCGCTTGCTCGTACACTCCGTTCCCTGCAATGATGCAATCATCCTTATCGAAAAGGATAGAACGCCCCGCTCCACAATCCTCCAAACTTTTACGAATCAATCTCTTGTTCTTATCTGTGTGGATGCGATAATTCCGAGGGTCATACTTCAATTCTGCCATAACTTTTATTCTAAAATATAACAGGGATAATCAATTAACACAAATACAGTTGCAGTTCCCGGATAGCCTGTTCCACGCTCCGAACAATCACATACTTACCACCTGCCATTTCAACTTGGCGTTGGTATTCTTTTTGATCGGGAGATTGTTTTCCCGTCGATGTCTTGAACTCCAAACAAAGAGAAGCATATCCCTTTTTCGGTATCTGAAGGATTACATCGGCCACTCCACGTTTAACACCTTGGCGCTTCATATTAGCCGCTTCTATTTTATGTCGGCTACCACCGTTCGGGACTGCAAAAAGAAGTCGATCCGGCAAGTTCGGGAAAAACAAAGGTACTTTATTGAAGAACTCCGACTGAATCCGAGCTTCTTCGTTATCATGATGTTGTTTTGATTTAGGTGGATTCTTTTTATCAGAGTAACAATTATAACAGATATACCCTTTTTCAGTTTTGATCACAGAAACTGTTTCCCGACCACAGGCTATACATTTTTGCGTTTTCATATCTTAGTTTCATATAAGATATAAAGAACTGAAAGAAAGCCCTCTGAATTACCAAGGGCTTTCTTAACTCACATCTTTCGTGAAGTGAGCTATTTCAGCTCATTTCTTTTTAAGTTTTTTCGCCTTGTTAGGCTACATCGTTAATACTAATTTCTCCTTTCAAAACTCGCTCTACCTGTCTGTCGATTATCTCCTGAAACTCAATCTGGCAGATAAGAGTACAGTCCGGTATAATCTCTTCCACTGGGTCACCGCGCCATGTAGGTAGCTCGTCCAGGAAGATACGTCCGTTTTTATCTTTGAGGCATGTTGCACCAACATCACGCTCAATCTGTGCCATCTGAACAAACACTTCCGGAAAGTCCTTTCGTATCTTGTTCCAGTACCCCATTCCTCCTTTCACGCAACCTATGCAGTTATTATTGTTGTATCCCATCGAATACATGACCGGTTGTTTAATCCCTGCTTTCCAAAGCATACCAAGCGCTTCCGGCTTCGTTATCTGCCGCTCTATAAGCGGGAACAACGGTTTTGTTTCCGGATACTGTTGCTTTAGTCGAATTGCACGGTTTATTTCTTTCGGGTCGAAGTCGAAGCCCCAGACCTGGCCGTCCCAACTGCCAAGTTCTTTCTCTAACTTGTAGCGGACTTTCTTCTTCAGTTCAAGAGTACAAGCTGCACCATGCGCACCGTTGATCCAACCTTTCCGAAGCACATCGGCCACACAACTATACTTATCACTACGAATAGTATGTATCGGTTGACCGTACCAGCGTTCACAATCAGCCTGGAAACGAAGATTATCGGGATGCCCGGAGCCAGTCTCTATATAATAAACTTGCACATCATTGTACAAGCTCAACGCTATTTTACAAGCGACTGCGGACGTTGCTCCGCAAGAAAACCATGCTATTATCATTGTTTTTAATTATTATTTGTTACATTTGCATTACTAATTCGTGCGGGGGTTATCAAAACACCTGAATTAGTGTAGGCTTTGCCTATTTCCTCTTTAGTAAAGAGCTGTGGATCTTGAAAAAGAGTGTTACTGCCCTTTGTAGCTTAGAGGTTAAAGCGTCTCCACAGAGAAGACGGGGGTTCGATTCCCCCCATCGGAATATTCATTCAACCATTATAGAAGCAGGCCTTTGGTCTGCTTTTCTCTTTTTAGCTCACTTATTTTTAGTTATGAATCAGATAAATATTTTATCAAACTCTCTTTGTCTCTAAAAAGTCTTTTATCCCATTTGGGATAATTGTTTCTGGGTACACTAAGTCCATCTGACAGCTTATAAACCATAAGAAAACTATCATCAGTATAGGATATTTCAATGATTATTTTGCTTATTGTTGAATGGACAATGTTATCCCCACTCAGATAGCATACACTATCTCCTACATAAAATTCAGTATCGATATTCATACCTATTTAAGTTTTTAAAGCTTTCATGTACTCGCAATTCTCATCACATACCCCAGATTTTAACGCACAATGGGGAATATTGGAGCCAAACTTATACTCGAAGTTATAACATAGCTTCTTATATGCCCCTCGCTTGGCTTTCTCTCTGTCAACTACCAATAAACCAATGTTCATTTGTTTTCTCCTTTCATCAATTGTTCAACAGTAATAGGAACTACACGAGAAACAGCATAATAAGCATTATTCGTCAATTGGCGTTGCCATGCAGAAAAACGGGGTGACCAGCGGAAGCCGTTATGCTTGAGATTTGAAATAACGTCTGGTTGCGGCTTTGTGTCGAAAACTATTTGCACCCTGTCCTCGGAATAGTTTTTGATCACCCGGCCACCATCGAAGAATATTTCGGTATCTTCCTTATTTGACCTTACTTCCTGAACTTCGCATACAGCTTTCGCCATTTCAGCAAGTTTAAAGAATTTATGACGTTCAGTAATAATAGAGGATTGTTTATTTAGTTCTCTAACATAGGCAATTGCATTTTCTACAATTATCACGTCACCGCGCTTTGCGTATGTTTCAACTTTACCGTAAATACTGGAAACAAACAAAGCTTTATTGTATCCTCTTTCCGTACCGTCATTGATACCCTTAATTGTAGAAGCAGAGGAATATATTGAGCGTTTGAGCCTCGTCCATTCTTCCTCTACTTTTTGTTCTTTCGGCTTTGCCTCCTCTATCCTTCGAGCTATCGACTTGAGCGCTTTTTCTCTCCACGCTCTAAATTCATTGACAGCATTGTCATAGTAATTATTCATCTTCTCATTTCGTCTTGACGGAAAACGGGCTGGCCCTGTTATCATGGCGCTCATTATACGAGAATGCTTATTGAACAATATTTGAACCCATTCTTTGTACTTGGCTATATATCGCTCTCTTTCTTCTTCCGGCATTGTTTTTATATCATCATTGAGCTCTTCTTCGTACATGCGTATGTGATACGATCCACGTTCCTCCGGACTGAAACTTGTAGCATAAAAAGCATCGCAAGCGCATTTCCAAAACTCCTCAAGGTTTACCTCATATTTCCACTCTACAACCGACCAAAGACCTAAGTCTTTGTCATTAATAACAACCGCCTCATTATCGGAAATACGGACTGCAGTATGCGCATAGTCGCAACGCATTAAATTATCACTCAACTTTTTACCTCTCCAGTTAAAAAGCCATTCACCCTGTTCTGGGTTCGCTATATTCACCACTTTTAATGCACGATGACAGTTCTTTTTTGATAGTAAAACCTGTTCAATATTACCGGCCTGCATTTTATTTTCTTGCATTATAGTTCCTTGTTTTTAAATATTTACACCTTATATTTCCGTTCAAAATCATACTTCCTAAACTCATGGTACGCTTGTTCCAATGTTTTAGAAGTCCTATCGCCTTCCGGTATATCCCAGCTTTTGGAATTATTGATACTATCATCCATGGCTATGGAACCCCTTTCTTTCTCATACCGGCCAAGCCATTCTAAAATAACAGCCCCGTCTATCCGATCATAAACCTTCCCATACAATCCCTTTTTCGCCCGATTAAAACATAGCTTGAAATCATCAGGCTTAAAGAAATAAAATTCCTCGATAATCAAATCAGCCGTCTGAGCAGCTTGAGTATCTTTCATCGTCTTTCCGACATTGAAAAACATAACTAAATCAATGATTATGTTTACCATAAATGCCCGAAGTTTCATTTCTCCGAAATTTTTGTTCATTACAGCAATGGAACAACTCGGAGATTGAAATACATCATTTACCGTTTTCGGGTGTAGGGCTTTGTAATATGGCATCGGCAAGGCTCCTAAGATGCTCAAGGCTTGCTCTGTTGTTTTCGGCATTAGTTCTGCCGGCAAGACTCCTGTTGTCGGGTCTATGCTGGCCGGAAGCTGTATTGCTTGTTGCTTGTCCATTTTGATATTTTTCTAAGTCACGCTTCGCCCATTTACGGAACGTGAGGTTCGCACTAACGTATTTTTTGAGCAGCTCTCGATAATTGTGCATCGAGACAAGAGTGTCCTGGATTAACTGAAGCGGGAAATCTCGCTTTATCCGTTCGAATTGTTCTTCCGTAAACGGCTCTTTCAGTTTAGCCACACTAGGAGCATTCGCAGCAATCCATTGCTTGAACTTTTCAAAATTCTCATTCTTGGGTTTCTCCGGTTCGGGGTCAGGGTTGCGCGTGCCTACGCGCGTATAACCCTCCTCTCCTTTCCAATCCTCTCCTTTACTCTCCTTTCCAGCAGGAGGATTCTCGATTGTTCCCGATTGTTCGGGAATATTCTCGAATGTTCCCGGATTGCTTCTATTTTTGCCCGAAAGAACGTTTTCTATCACTTCTGCCGGAATTTTCGACTTTTGCGGTTTGTCGATGCGCTCACTGGAAAAGTCCATCACGTAGTAGCTTTTGTTCTCGAATGTAAAAGGTACAAGGATAGAGTTTTCAATCAGCTCTTGCAGCCATCCAGAAACCTGCTGCTTACGAATATCTTCGCGGGCAGGAAAGACTTTCGACTTAATGATAGTCTCATTAGCTAAAATGACACCGCTATCATCAGCAAAGTTTTTCATGCCAATATAAAGCAGACAAGCCGGAAGAGATACGTTCGAAAACCTTTCATCTTCCCAAAATTCCGGTACTATAGTTCTAATTCTTGGCATTTTTACGCTATCATTTTCTGACGAATCAGGTTCATATTCTTCTTCACCAGTTTTACTATCTGGTCATGATACTCGCTTACGCCATTGCAAACGGCCCGGGACTGGACGATATTCAGCGTCTTCAAGTTCACCTCTATCGTCTCGATACGTTTGCCACCGGTGTCCTTTGCTGACAGTATCAAGCTATCCGGCCGATTGTAATATCCGAGTTTATATACGCAGTGATGCATAGCCTTGCCTTCTTGATAAAACTGGGTAATACTCTCCAACGGGCAAATGACTATGTTACCATCCGTGATTTTCATTCCGAAAAACTTTTTCATCCGTTCGTAGAAGCCGGCTATATCCTTCATGAGCTTTTCACGCCTACGGATAGTTGCTATACGATCCCTTTCCTGTCTCAACTTAGCTTCTATTGCCGTTTTCTTTTTCAAAAGCCCATCATGTGCAACTTTCAGGTTCTTGGGACATACATAATGGGCATTACGCAAGTCTTTACCGAAATAAGCCAATAAAGACATATAGTCTTCCCAAAGGGACGCATCCTTGATAATATAATGGTTACGGTTGCAGATATTGAATGATGGCTTATAACGAAGCTGGGAAAAGCCGTTTCTATACATGTGCTTCAGCATGGATATTTGCCCGGTCTTGAGACACAGTTCCGCATCGTTTCCGCCTTTCAACAAGTCACGTATCAACTTAGACGGGGTTACATCCGGGAACAGTCGATTCAGTCCCCGTTTTTTCAATTCCGGAAGTAATTCTTTCCTTGGATAAAGCTCTCCAAATATCGCATATAAATCACCGTAATAATTATATGGGTTACTTCCATATTCACCCTTGATACTAAGAGGGGAACTATACGCAAATCCGTTACGTCCCATATTTATTGGACGGGCTATGATCGTACGTTTTCCGTCTTCACGAATCCATTCTTGAACAACTTCAGTAAAATCATAATACACCGGAGAAGTTCCCCTACGGGCGTTTTTCCAACATAGTATATGCCGGATCACCTGAAACCCGCCTCTCACTTGCAGGATGGACATATACGCCTCCTCATGGTTCTTCTGCTTTCTGCTGACCTTTACATCTAATTGATGGTGGCAATAAGGGCATTCGGTCTTGTCACCCAATTTACTATTACCCGTATTAACCCATATCTCGCCACATTCAGAGCACCACAACTCATTCTTACATTTGTAAGCTACATGGTCGAACACGTGTTCCTTGGCCCATTCCTCCTGCGCCTTTGTGATGGCGGGAAGCTTTTCGCTCAATCCCGCCACCAACTTTTCCAATCTCGTTCTCGGCTTCATATCAAAACAGGCTCATTTGTTGGACACTCTCATCAACCTTCTTCTTGGCCGGCCTCTTTTTAAGCGATCGGTATTGCTCTTCGGTCAACCTTTTGATGGCCGCCTGACGGGCAGCGTTCTTTTCTTCCTCCGTAAGTTCTACTTTATGGGAAGAAGAAACGGAGCTACCGACAGGAACTTTTCCGACCTCGATATTCTCCTCATCATAATAATGTACGGCCATACCAAAAACCTCCGTATCACTCATCACGACAGAGGTTCCACGCTTACGGGCCTCTCCCAAGATATAACGACAACACTCGTCTATACTCTTTTTAGGATTGGCAAGTCTCGGGGCAAACAGAAGATCTTCCGCCGCCCTCTCCTGCAAATATTTCTGGATTGTATCTTTGAACTCTTTCATAACTTACGGGATTGTCATGGGCATTAATAAATAGGTAAGTTCCTCGTTCCCGGATTGGTTCTCCGGAGTTATCAAGATAGCGCGGCTAGGCTCGCTAAAGGAAAGCCTCGTACGCCCGTCATCGATACATGAGAGTATCTCAAGAAGCAACGATCCCTTAATCCCGATCGAGAACTCATTCCCGTTAAAATCGACCTCCAACGTTTCCTCCGCGGAAGTCGAGAAATCTATATCTTGGGCGAATACGGTCAACTTATCACGAATGATCCTCAAGACGATAAGGCATGAGGCCTTATTGGAGAACACCGATGTCCTTTTAATAGCCCCGATCAGTTGTCCGGTGTCAACAAGTAGTTCCAGCTTATTCGCCTTGGGTACCACAGCTTTCCAATTAGGATATCTCCCCTCCACATTCCGGAACGATATCTCATAGTCATTGAATATGACATCGGACCAATCCGCACCGACCCTCATTTCCATGTTATCGGAGGAAGCCGGAAGTATCGCCTTCAATACCGAGGCTATAGGACGGCTGATTATAACTGAGATCTTGCCAACCTGTCTATCATTGCCCTTTCTCAAGAATCCCATACCATGCCCGTCCGCACCGACAAAGCATACGGTCTCCGGTTCCGTCTCAATAAAGACAGAGCTTAGGACCGGACGGATATCATCATTCCCGGCCAAATTTATGACCTTGGATATCCCATTGAATAAATCCTCCGCGCTCAATGACACAGAGTCCAAGACCTCGATCGATCTTTTTCCCGGATAGGTAGATGGGGCATAACCCACCACCTCGAACTTTCCACCATGGTACTTGATCCTTATCTCACGGGTATCCTTGTTGATGATTATATCAATTGGTTGCTCGGGCAGGTTCCTCAGTCCTTCTAATAAGGAAGTCGGGACACAAATAGATATCTCCTCGTCGAAGATGCACTCAAGGCTGGTGGTTATCCGGCCCTCGCTATTCGATCCGGTGATGAATAACCGGCCTTCCCTCGTCTCAAACAAGAAATGACAAAGGATCGGCGTGGATGATTTGGCGGGTATGATCTTCGCCAAAAGCTGCAATCTTGATAGCAGCGCTGTTTTAGAAATAGAAATCGTCATAGTGCCTGTTTTTTTAAAGGCACCCGGTAAGTCATTGTTTTATGGAAGTTTACAGAAAGAAGAGACCAAACACACATAAACACAAAAAGTTGGATCTCAAACTTTCGTCTAAAATCCAACTCGCTATTTCAACGGCAAAGATAGAGTCATTTTTTTAATCCGCAAATTATTTCCATCTTTTTTTCGTTTTTTTCTTCAAATACATAATCAAGAATCTTGGCATTCAAGCGGTCGATAACGCTAAAATCGGTCTTAACATACCCAGATGTCACCCTATGGGAAGAAGCATGGTTAAGGCAAAAGCCTACTAAATCCAAACTTGCATCGAAATCGTTTTGAGCGAATGTAGCCCAACTATGCCGAAACGAATAGACAGAAATATGAGGAAGGTCGTTTTTTCTTGTTATATCACTTATTCCCTCATTTATACATTTATTGAAATTCTTACTTGATCCATAAGTCTCACAGAAGTTAAACAGCCTTTTTTCTCCAGCATATTTCTCAAGCAAATGAGATAGCCTATCTGGTACGGCTATCTCTATATACGCCTTGTCATCCCTCCTATTAGTAGTCTTACGTCTGCAGTAACACATCTTTCCGTCTCTAAGGTTCTCTTTTTCCATATAATACAGGTCAGCGGTGTTAATTCCGGCAAGACAAAAAACGATCTCGCACACATCCCTAGCACGATCAGCTCTTGATCCATACTCCGCGGATACCGCAAAAAAATCTCGAACGGTTCTAATGTCCAATGCCCTTTTCTCTGGAACTGTAGGTCTAGGTACCCTCACTCCCCTAAACGGGTTATTCCGTATAAGCATCTCGCCGGTATCATAATTATTATACCGCTCGCATCCAGCCATAAACATTGTCTTGATCCGCTTCGGATAGCCGTGTTTCTTGTACAAGCTATCTTTCATCGAATCTATCCACTCCTTGAATATAGACGATGTAAGATCAGAGAAGAGAATGTCGTCTTTCCCCATATATTCCTCCAAGCGCCTTAACGCAAGCTTATAATTTATCGACGTGGACTCTCTTCCCTCGTTATCCATCTTAGAGGTAAACTCCTCACAAAATTCAGAAAAAGAAGGTGCGCTAGAATCCCTCCTCAAGAAGTCCAGTATCTTTCTGATATCCCAACATTGTATATCTTCACGATTAAGCCGGGACATATACCCGTCAATAAGAATAGAAATATCCTTGATGATGTAATTATCTATTACCTCACCCTTCCGAACAGACTTAGCCTTGCAGACTTTATCTGTTTTTATATATCCTACCTGTCCGTGATGGGTTACACGAATATAAACAGGATACGTATTGTCTTTTCTCTTAGCTCGTACGCAAATTTTGAAATATGCCAT